GTAGTGAAGATGGTTTTGCAGGAGTAGGCGAACCAGATATATCTAGGTTAGCAAGAAACGAACATGCAGAACATCATTACTCACTTATTAATAGAAGAGAACAAAGAGAGGAAGAAGTAAGAACAGCAACAGCTCCTTCAGTAGAAGGTGATGGTATATTAGATGATAAAGAAGGTAAAGCATACGAGCCTGTAAATTGGGAAGAGCCACACCCTAGAGGTAAATCTAAAGATGAGGCAAAATATTTTAATCCTCGTCAGGATATGATTGACGGAGGAGATGGAGACCCAAGTAAAAAAGGAAATATGGAAGATTATACTTCATTATATCCTTTCAATACAGTAAAAGAAACACGTGGTGGTTTTATATTTGAAACAGATAACACAGAAGGAAATAAAAGATATCATGAATATCATCCTTCAGGCACACATAAAGAAATCCAACACGACGGAACAAAAATAGAAAAAATTGTAGGTAGTGATTACGAGGTTGTAGTTCAAGACAAAAATGTTCTTATAAGAGGTAACTGCAACGTTACTATCGTAGGCGATTGTAAAATGCTAGTCCAAGGAGACAAATACGAGGAAATAGAAGGAGATTTATTCACTACAATACATGGAGATAGAATTACTAAAATACAAGGTAATGATGTCAAGTCTGTAGTAACAGACGTAACAGAATCAATAAAAGGAAATAGAACAGCTCGTGTAGCACTAGACGATACACTTACAGTCGTAGGTAACCAAACACAATCGGTTGCTAAGAAGAAAAGAGAGTCTGTAGTAGAATCTGTAATGGAAACATTTGGTAAACATTCTACTAACGTTACAAAGTCTACATTCAGACAAACAGCAGGTAATGTTGTAGAAGTCTCAGGTGGAGACTTAATGTTTGGTGCAGCAGGTAAAAGTGAATTAGGTTCCTCAGGACCTCAGATATTTAAAACAGAATCTACACAAACAATGGAAGTATCAGGACAACAAACTATCACGGCTTCAAATACAGATATTAACAACGATGTCGATATAACAGGAACATCCACAGCATCAACAGACCACGTATCAGCAGGTATATCAGGTAAAGGACATACACATACAGATACAGCAGGAACAGGTGCAGGAACTACATCGGCACCTAATTAGGAGGAATAAATGAGTTGCGGACCAAGTGAGGCACTAAAAGGATTAGCAGATCAGGTAGATGCCTTAGATGACAAAATAGATTCTTTAATTACAGAATCACCATTAGGAAAATTAAATGCCTTAAAAGATCAAGCAAATGATGCTGTAAATGGTGTCATGGGTAAACTTGAAAATGCTATACCAAGCGCACTTAATAAACTAGGAAATAAATTAGATCAAACTTTACAAGAAGACGTAAGTGATATAGCAAAACTATTACTATTAGGTGTAGTGGCATATCCTCAATATGTTCAAGAATTAGAAAGAGTAAAAAGAAAGTGGGGCAAAGTAGATTTAGGAAAATACAAATCATTAGATGAAGTAGCAGATGCCTTACGAAGTGGCGCATTAGACTTAGATAGAATTTGTAAACTTATACCTAACACAGAGAAACAAGGAGTAAATGTTATTGTAAAAGGCACACCAACTTCATTCCCAGACATTGACCCTGTAGCATTAGTTAAGTATGGCAAACTACCTAATTACAAGACTCCTAAATTTGAAGTTCAAACAACTACAAGAGCTAAAAAACAAGCAGAAGAATTCCTAAATTTCGAGCTACCAGAATTCGACTTCTAGTATAAATACTATTATGGCAAGTGTTAAAGGAAAGAAGAATAGAATATATACAGACATTGATCTGTCTTTTGGCGTCAATGCTTTTTCAGGTGACATAAACAAAAAACTAGATGTTAATGCTGTCAAACAATCAATAAAGAATTTATTGCTAACACAAAGCGGGGAGAAACCTTTTCATCCAGAAATAGGAAGTCCATTATATGGATTGTTATTTGAGAACATGCGTCCTGGTATGGAAACAGTAATTAGTTCTAGAATTCAAGATGTTGTAACAGCATTTGAACCTAGATGTAGAATGAAGGTAGTAGAAACACAAGCAGATTACGATAACAACATATACAACGTTTCAATGTTCTTCCACGTAGTTGGCATCAACGAGCCCCAATCAATGCACATGGAGCTAAAGAGGTTAAGGTAGATGGCACAATTAAACGTAACAGAATTAGATTTTGATCAAATCAAACATAATTTAAAGACTTATTTAAATAGTCAAGAAGAGTTTTCAGATTACAACTTTGAAGGAGCAGGACTTAGCGTTCTGTTAGACATACTAGCATATAATACACATTATAATGGTATGTTGGCTCATATGTTGGGTAATGAAAACTTTATAGACACAGCAATTAAAAGAGAGTCTGTAGTATCTATTGCTAAGGCATTAGGATATACACCTAGATCTTATAGGGCAGCACAAGCAAAATTAAATTTAGTGGTTACACCTCCATCAAGTTTTACATCTACTACAATGGAGGTAAGTAGAAATCAATCATTTAATACCACAGTAGACGGGACATCTTATACTTTCTTTCCTAACGAAACAGTAAACACAAATGCTACAACAGCAGGTGGAGCTGGCCCATACTTTTTATATGGCACCCATACAACATTAGGAAAAGGATATTATTATCCTATATACTTAACTGAGGCAGCAGCAGTTGCAGCAGACACAGGCGGAACAGGAGCAACATCATATAATTTTAAAGAATATAATGGTGTAACATTTTATTCTCCTAACAGTAGTAAAAAAGAGGCAGTTCAAAATTTAGGAACAACCACAACATCAGGAGACTCTACAGTTATTAGCACAGGGCTAAACTATGGCATGTATGTAGGACAAAGTGCAGACTCGGCAACAAAGACACAATTTGTTTTACCAGGACTTACAGTAAAAGAAGGAACAAGAGTAGAAAATGAATTTATTGTTTCATTAGGAAATGAAGTAGGGCCTTATGTAATACCTAATCCTAGAGTAGACGCCACAACATTAAGAGTAAGAGTTCAAGACTCTTCTACTAATTTAACAAGAACAACATATAGTAAAGAAACAAGTTTCTTAAAAGTTAAGAAAGACACACTAGCATATTTTGTAGAAGAAGGAGCAGATGGCTTATTCCAAATTAGATTTGGAGATGGTGTAGTAGGTAAAAAATTATCTCCAGGTAATATTGTTATTGTAGATTATTTAAATACAAATGGAACACTTGCTAATAATGCCAGTTCATTTTCAATGACAGGAACTTTAACTTCTAGTGGAGAAGTTATTACAACAGGAACACATTCTAAATCTGTATCAGGAAGTATAAAAGAATCTATAGATGAAATAAGACATAATGCACCTAAGTTTAATGCTACAAGAGATAGAGCAGTAACATCATCAGATTATGAATCACTTATATTAGCAAGTAATAGTAATATACAATCTGTTTCTGTTTGGGGAGGAGAAAAGAACGACCCACCTATATATGGTAAGGTGTTTATATCTCTAAATCCTGTAATAGGAACAATTATTACAGAAGCAGATAAAGATAATATTAAAACACAGGTTATAGAACCTAAAACACCTGTAGCAATTATCCCTGAATTTGTAGACCCAGAGTTTACATTTATTACATTAGATATAGGAGTTACATACGACCCTAAACTTACAACACTAGCAAAAGGACAAATAGAAAGTGCAGCAGAAGTTGCAGTATCAGAATACTTTAATACAAGTCTAAACAGACTTAATAAGAGTTTTTACAATACAAGACTGCATGATTTAATTAAAGCATCATCAGATTCTATTATATCTGTAAATATTAATTCTAAGTTACAGAAAAGAATAACACCTGATCTTGCTAAACCTAAAAATTATACAGTTAAATTTAATCAGAGAATACAACCTGGAGAAGTAACATCTTCATACTTTGATATAACGTCTGCTAATGTTACTCAACAAGTTTCATTAATAGACAAACCAGATGCAGGTGTAGTTGCACCTAAGTATAGTGGTGGCGGTGTTGTTAATGCTGTTAAAGCAGATGGTTCTATTATTGCAGAAGTAGGAACAATAGACTACGATTCAGGAACAATTAATTTACCTGCAGTAACAATTAATGCTCTAGCAGGAACAGAAAAACAAATAAGAATTGGTGCAGGACTACAAAATGATAATAAAGATATTACAACACAAGCATTAATAAGAACATCGGATACAAGCACAGCAGCAGTGGTTGCCAAACCTAGTAGGAATACAGTATTTACATTAGATGATAGTGTAGTCAATGCAACTATTAATACAACAGCAGGACTTGTAATTACAGCAACACCAGAAGTAGAGGAGATCTAGTGTCGGATTATATCCCATCGTTTTATAGATACGTTTCGTCTATAACAATAGACAATGGCGGTGCGGGTTATCAAAATGTTCCTACGATTACTATCAGTGGTGGTAACGGAACAGGTGCTACGGCAACAGCAGAAGTCTTCAATGGTGCTATTAGTAAAATTAACATTACAAATATAGGTTCAGGATATACATCTACACCTACTGTTACAGTTACACCAGACTCTTCAGATACTATTACAACAGAAGCAGTATTAACAGCTGTTTTAGATTCTGCACAAGGTCAAATACAATACGAAAAAAGAAATCAAAATATATTAATAGGAGATCAAGTTCCTGAATTTGTCAGAGATGAATATCCTATATTCGTTACATTCCTAGAAAAATATTATGCCTTTATGGACCAACAGGCCAAACAAGGCGATGAAATATTAAACTATACAAATGATATAGATGCAGCGTCTAGTAACTTCTTAGACAAATGGAGAGGAGCTCTTGTTAGTGATTTTCCTAAGAGTATAGAGTTAGATAAAAAATTCTTTTATAAAAGAGCAAAAGACTTTTATGAAGCAAAAGGTAGTAAGGAATCCATACAAGCATTCTTTAGAATTATGTATGGAGAGAATGTTGAAGTTACATATCCAAGTAAATATATTCTAAAACCTTCTGATGCCATATACACACAAGAACAAGCAGTTAAGATAGAAGAAGAACCTGCTAATAGTTTAGAAGCATTAGACTTACTAGGTAAGAAAATAGATTTAAGATATTACGAAACAATAGGTTCTATTACAGTAAGAAAAGAACATACAGGAACAGTAAACAGGGTAGAAAAGAACGCATATCAATCAGCAGGA